TGATAGATAACTCAAAGAATCCTATTGATACTGATGGTGTGTATCATCTGGCAAAGGAAGCATGGCGTGCAATGGCAGAGTTACAGGTAATGCTAGAAAATGCACCTAAAGAATAACTTTACAGAACTAGATAGAACTATATGGATGTATCACGAATACTGTGATATAATATAGTTATGATAAATAAAGAAGTGTCACCGATAGAAAGATATAAGAAAATACATGGGAACTTTGACAGAAACAATACCAGAGAGCTTTCCAAATATAAAATCTGGTTTAGTAAGAATTGTGGTGAAGTAAAGGTCTGCATTAACTGCAATACAAACTTTATAAACCAAAGAAATAAAAGTGGCTGTTGCTCACGCAAGTGTTTCTTTGAACACAACGCCAACCCAAATGGTAAAGAAAAAATAAGCTTTAAGAGATGTACTAAGTGTAGGGAATTACAACCAATAAGCTTTTACAGAAAGGACAAGACAAAAAAAGATGGAACATATAGCTCTTGCAATGATTGCTACAGAAAAAGGACAAAATGTAAAAAAATAGAAAAAGTTCTTAGAATAGACTCAGGTGGGTATCCAATAGTTAACTCTAAGAGAGTGCATAGGTATAAAATGGAAGCGTTTATGGGAAGAAAGCTTTTAACAGACGAGCATGTTCACCACAAGAACGGAAACAAAAAAGACTTTCGTATTGATAACTTAGAAGTACTAAGTGCATCAGAGCACCACAAGCTACACTACCATCAAATGGAGCTAAAACCACACGAGAGAGAGAAAAAAGACATACACCACAAATGTAATGTGTGCGAAAAAGATTTTACAAGCAAAAGCACGAGGTCTTTGTACTGCTCTAGTAAGTGCTTCACATTTTCAAGAAAAGAATACACAAAAAACTGGTATGAGAAAAATAAGTAACAAGGTAAAACAAATAGTATGTGCAAGAGAACAGGTGTGTGCAAGGCTCTGTAGTGACTGTAGAGGCTCTAACACATGGGAACACGCAATCATCTTCGCAGGGAGGCAGTTAGACGAGGCGTGGGCTATTGTAATCCTTTGTGAATATCACCACGCAGTAAACAACTACCAAGACGGAGGCGACTTAGATAAAGAAACAAATATGTGGCTAGCCTTAAACCAAGCAACAGAAGAAGAATTGAGAGCAGTATCAAAAGCAACTGATTATGTGAGAATGAGGGAAAGATTAAACCAGAAATACTAGCGATAGTACACGCAGTATGATATAATAATAGTATATATGAAAGCAACAAACATTGGATGGACAACTGGAAACATCAGAAACTTTTTAGCAAAAGCACTCAAAGAAAGTCGTGCAGATATCACTAAAGAAAATGATGCAGAAAACGGAATATGCCACATAGGTGGAGAGGATAAAGACGAGATAGAGGCAGAGGATAGGTGGGCAGAAAGTAATTAATATTTAAATATAAAACTATGAAAGTAAAAGCAACAGTAGAAATTTACACAACGCAGGAATCTGAAATTGAGAAAGGTAGTGTTTGGACAGTCGACTTTGTAGACGATACTAGAAAACTAGTTTGGCTTGCACGAGAGGGTGTAGTAACACAAGCTGGAGATACATTTGTATCAACAGAAGTATTCAACATTTTTTTCAGCAAGGTAGAAGCCTAATAAGAATTGATTCAACTAAGGTAGTATGATATAATAATAGTATATATGATAAAGCGACAACCAGAACTCAAACGATACCTAGCAACGACACTGCTTTCAATAAAAGAGATTATGTCAACATTAAAGGAGATACGAAAAGAAAAAGACTTTCTAGATTGGAAGTTAGTAATATTCGGCTTTGGATACTTTAAGTTCAAGCTATGCCGACAAGGAGATATAACCATCCCCAACAGGACTAACAAGCTATACCCAGTAAGGATAGTATTCGTACCATCAACGACATTAAAGGTGGAAACATGTAAATAATATGACATTCACTGAAAGGAAAACACAATCAGGCTATGAGTACGAAACAGAGCAATTTGTAGGAACATTCAAGTTCAACTCAAAGGAACAGATATTACCATCAACACTTGATAGCCTAGTACTCGTACTATCACCACTACCAAGTAGAGAGGGAAAAACAGAACACAAAGGTCAAACCATAGAGTACACCTTTACGAGAAAAGACTTATGGGAGGATGAAGAAGAAGAAAGGTTTGAGTTTATTAAAGATTGGGGGGATTTTAACAAGGGAGATGTAATAGGAAGACAGACCATAGGCGATGGGGTAATTTATAAAGACTTATTAAGAGATGGAATAATTAAACTAATAAAATAAAACTATGTTCAACGAAGAAAACATTAAAACACTAGAAAACATCTACGCAAGAATCGAAACTGCTAAGGAAAGACTAACGCATGAATACTCACTAGCACTAGAGAACACAAAGGACAACGACTTTGACATTGAACGCAAAGGAGTAAAGTCTACAGTTACAGGGGCAACGCTATGGTACGAGGTACAAAATCTAGGTAAGAACTGCGAGGCAGCACTAATACTAAAGCCATTGTACCCACTTGTATTCGAGTTAGCAGAAGAACATGATGTATTGGTAAAGGAACTTGAAACATTCTCAACCACAGAGCTACACATCAACCCAACAGCAATAACACTTCTAGACATTGTAAGAATCGTTAAGAGTGTTTCAGAAAATAACAAATAATTATGAAAAAAACAAACAACAAATCAGATAAGCAATTACTAATAACGCTACTACTCTCAATATTCGTAGGAGCATTCGGTATCCACCGATTCTATGTAGGGAAAATAGGCTCAGGTATTGCAATGTTACTACTTACACTTTCTTTTATAGGACTACTGGTAACAGGTATATGGGCATTGATAGACATCATCACGATTGCAACAGGAAACTTTAAGGACAAAGAAGGTAAGCTCGTGTTATAATAAGAGTATATGGCTCGACCAACACTTTACACAGAACACACAGTAGCACTTGCAGAACAGTACCTCGCAGACTGCAAAGACAAGTACACAGAAGTACCTATCTACACAGAAGATGGCGATGTTGTTCTTGATGAGAGTGGAGCACAGAAGACAAGAATGAAAAAGATTGTGAATCTACCAAGTGTTGCAGGGCTAGCAGGTTACTTAAAAGTAGGAAGGAATACCATATATGATTGGGCGAGTCAAGAAGATAAGAGTGAGTTTTCTACCATCATAGAGCTTATACTAAGCGAGCAAGAACAAAGACTAACAAGTAACGGTATATCAGGAGAATATAACTCGGTAATAGCTAAGCTACTTATGACCAAGCATGGGTATTCGGATAAGCAGGAACTTACTGGAAAAGATGGCAACCCACTTGAATCAATCCACAAGATAGAATGGGAAGTTATTCCAAGTAAACGCCTAGAAGATGAGAAATAAGATACTAGAGCCTTACGCACCTATACTCACAACAAACAAAAGGTATATCCTTATCGGTGGAGGTCGTGCAGGAGGTAGGTCATACTTCGCTAGTCAGTATGTAATGTCATCACTTATATCAAAGCCATACTTCCGTTGTGCAATCATGCGTTATGTACTCGGTGATGTTCGCAACTCTATATTTCAAGAAATAGTAGATAGGTTAGAGGAGAACGAACTAACGGGGGGCAAAAGCACTATTGATGTAAAAGAGCACACACTTACAATCAACCTTAATAAAAATACTATTAATGGGATTGGATTCAGGAAGTCATCGGGCGACCAGAAAGCAAAGTTAAAATCACTGGCTGGTTATACTGATGTGATTATCGAGGAGGCAGAGGAGGTATCAGAGGAGGACTTCTTACAGCTAGACGACTCGCTACGAACAATCAAGGCAGACATTAAGATATTCCTGCTATTTAACTTCCCACCAAAGGAACACTGGATAATCAAGAGGTGGTTTAATCTTCTTGATATTGGAATAGATGGTTTTTATAAAGCAGAGCTAAAAGACAGTGAAAAAGACTCAACGCTATTTGTATACTCAAACTACCAAGACAACCTACACAACCTCAACCAGACCACGCTAGATAACTTTGATAAGTATAAGCGAGTAAACCCAGACCATTACCATAATATGATTATGGGATATGTACCGTCAGGAGCAAGAGGTGTAATATTTAAGAACTGGCAACCAATTACAAGTAAGGAGTTTGACGAGCTTGATTA